TGGTATGGCTGTTGACCTTGACGCATTGAACAAGGTGGATCAGGACTATCAGAAAGAGCAGGAAGAACTAACTCAGTTTCTGACCAAGTACACCAGCCATCTCATGGGTGATACTCCGGTTAACCTCGGTTCACCAGAACAGATGTCCGAGGTTATCTATTCGTGTAAGCTGACGAACAAGGCGCTCTGGAAAGATATTATGAATATCGGTACGGATGCACGAGGTAAGCCTAAGCGTCGCCCACACATGTCCCTGGTGGAGTTTAAGGATGCACTAAAGCGGTGCTTCAAACGATCCTATAAGACCAAGGCTATCCAATGTCCTTCTTGCCAGGGCCGTGGGTCATTCTATAAAACCAAGAAAAGCGGAGAACGGTTTAAGAATCCTACTAAGTGCTCGGGTTGTGAGGGGTCAGGCTTTATCTATACAGATACCAAGCAACGTGCTGGGTTGAATGTGTCACCCTCGGTTACACTAGCAGCGTCAGGTGGATTCAAGACTGACAAGATCACTCTGTCTTCTCTATTGAACAAGACAGATAATCCAGAAGCTAAGAAGTTCCTTGAGTCTATCATCCGACTGTCAGCGATTGATACGTATCGCTCGTCTTTTATTGAAGGTATCAGGAAAGGAATAAAGAGTGACGGTCTTCTTCACGCTAACTTTAATCAGTGTATTACTGCTACTGGCCGCTTAAGTAGTAGCAATCCCAACCTACAGAACTTCCCTAAAGGTAAACTGTTCCCTGTTCGTAAGGCATTCGTTAGCCGGTTCGATGGCGGTCAGCTTATCGAGATTGATTACTCCCAGCTAGAGTTCCGGGTGGCTGGTATCCTTGCCAGAGACCCTAAGATCAAACAGGAAGTCGAGTTAGGGTTTGACGTACATGCTTATACGGCCCAGGTCTTGACTGATAACGGCGAGCCTACAGAACGTGGGCCAGCTAAAGCCTCTACATTCCGTCCGCTGTACGGTGGTACGACAGGTACGCCAGCACAGATGTCTTACTTCCGGGAGTTCTTCGACAAGTATCAAGGAGTGTTTCAATGGCATATTGAACTACAGGATCAGGCTATTCGTACTGAACGGGTTGTTACAGCAACAGGTAGACAGTTTGAGTTCCCCGGCGTACACCGCACCCGGCATGGTACAGCTAGTGCCAAGACTCAGATCGTTAATTATCCGGTTCAGTCTGTAGCTACAGCGGAGATAGTCCCGCTCGGGGTGATCATCCTGCATAAAACCCTAATACGGATGCAGCTTAAAAGCCTAGTGATCAACACGGTCCATGATAGTGTGCTGGTTGATACTCACCCCGACGAAATCGATATCATTAAGCAGGTTGGACCTCGGTGTCTGCTTGATGCACAACAGGAAGCGACTGATAGATTCGGTATAGATCCCTTCATACCCCTGGCGGTCGAGATGTCTAAAGGAAAAAACTGGATGGAGCAAGAAGATTTCTCTTGACTTTTAGAAACTATAGGGTTATATATACCCTCATTAGCAACGCGAGGATAATATGTACGACATGATGCACGATGAAGACGAAGATTGTATCAACCTGTCAATCAATTTAAGTTCAGGTAATACTACTTACCGGACGGTAAACATTTCCTCTAGCCACCCTTACGATGAAACTTGGCCTGTTCTAGTCGAACAGTTTATCAAGGCACTCAATGCCTATGGGTTTATTATTAAAGGGACTAACGAGTTAGTTATCGATCCTTACGGAAGTGTATCCCGCCTCAAAATTAGTGAAGGACATACTTATGAATAATCTAGCTATCATTGCTGACTCCAGTGACTTCACCCAGCTTTACACCGCCACTAACCCGGTTGGTCCTAGCATCGCCCGTCTTCGGATTAACCGAGATTCCTCTATCGAGGGGTCTGACGGTAGTCTACTGACTGTACCCGCGCCGTCTCTTGCTCTCCGAAACACAGACGATTCAGAGATCTATTCTAACGACTGCTATATCCGGGTCTATTTCGACACTATGCAGACCGCAGTGTTCGATTCTGACAAGGAGGAATACACTAACATGTCCTCACATTTCCGTGATTTTAGTAAGCCAGCCCTGGATTGGCACGGCGGAGATAAATGTGGCTGGGTTCCTTCTAGGGTGCGTGAGAAGCTGAAGGTAGAAGACCCGACTGCTTACGCCGCCGCCAGTAAGGTCAAGCTGTACCGACATGTATACGGTATAGTTCGTATGGTTGGCGCCGTCAATCCAGAGACCGGTGATACTAAGGACGTAGAGAACGTACCGTTCCGGCTGCGTCTTGGTCCGTCTAACTTCATGGAAGTTGGTAGTGTGATCGGCGGTATGCTTAAGCAAGGCGTTAACCCTGGTTCTGTTGAGCTTAAGGTTGACTACGAACTTAAGAAGCGTGGTTCTAACAAGTGGTTTAACCTTAAGTACAAGCCGATTATGACCAACATTATTGAACTTGACAGTGACTACAATATGCTGCTTACCGACTTCGCTGAACTGGTTAAGTACGAGAACAACCAGATCCTAGAGAAGATGCGGGAGAATGCTAGTGAGGCCGTTGACGAGTTCGACGACGTTCTAGAGGCATAACCGGTGCTTAGTTCTAAGCATCCTTTGCAGGAAAAGATCGACGGGTTCCTTAGCGGGAACCCCGAGATCCCTCAAGAGGTACTGGCTCAGACCTCCCAACAGTTTGCGGAGAAACTAGAAAGGTTTAACGAGACCAGAGGACCGAAGAAAGGTCTACCTTCTTTATCACAAATCGGTAAACCGTTCTGTCAGTTACACGCTGAGAAGATCGATATGGCTAAGACCCCGGAGCTTCCTAGTTTTAAGATCAAGATGACCTACGGAGATATGACTGAGGTTATCGCTGTTGCTATCCTTAAGTCTGCCGGTGTTGATATCGTAGCCTTGAATCAGAAGACCCGGCTTGAGACACCATCAGGAGATCTTAACGGAGAGTTCGATCTGATGATTAATGTCGATGGCGAACTGTCTATGTGGGATATCAAGAGCGCATCTAAGTTTGCCTTTGAACGTAAGTTCTCGTCCTACAAATATCTAAAGGAAGGTGATTCATTCGGTTACGTGGATCAGCTATGGGGATATACCTTAGCGGAACGTGTCAAGTATCCTGATCTAAAGATCGGTGGTTGGATCGTGATCAGCAAAGAGACCGGCGAGATGCTGGTATGTCCTGCTGACCCAGACGATGAAGATGAATACCGAAGGAAGATCAAGGCTACAATGGAACGGTTCCTGGAAGCTGATGACACCAACTTCAAGAGAGAGTTCCCTGATGTACCGGAGACTTTCTATAAGAAACCAACAGGCAATAGGAAGTTAGGGGTTACATGTTCTTATTGCAGTTTTAAGTTCTCGTGCTGGGAAAACTTAGAGTACCGGCCTAAAGCAAAGTCGAAAGCTAGAGATGCCTACGAATACTACACCTTCTACCAAGAAGAAGAAGATATCCGTAGCGTCGGCTAAGGCTAAAGGCCGGAGGCTACAGCAATGGGTCAGAGATTTCTTAAGGTCAAACCTGCCAGGAGTTGAGGACGATGACATTACTTCAACTCCTGGTGGCGTTAATGGTCCTGATATTGGCCTTAGTCCTCTGGCCCGTCGCGCATTCCCTTGGACCATTGAGTGTAAGGCACGAGCTAGAGTTGGATTGTACGATGCCTTAGAACAGGCTGAGTCTAATCTGATTGACAATACCAGACCAGTAGCTATATATAAGCAAGATCGTAAAGAGCCTATAGCCGTTTTGTACGCAAAAGATTTCTTGGAGTTAACTACATGTCAGAAAAAACAAACGAAGAAATGAGTTCCCTTATTAAGATTCCTAACAATACGTTTGGGATCTTTGTATCTTGTGAGCCGGGGACACAGAACATCATGCTGCAATCGTTTGAGTTCGTAGATGACTCGATCAGCGGCACAAAAGAATATGATGCTATGGCTGTTCTGTCTACTCAGATCGTCGATCTTATCAGTCAGCTCATCGATTCCTTCGTGGAAGAAGTGGACGAAGACTTTACTAAGTCCGGGTTTGATGACGGTGATCGATCCGGGCTACCATTTCCCGAACTTAATACGGTGAATTAATATGGATCGCTGTAAGATTATTCTTGAGGCTAATGATCTTATCACGAGTGACCGGGCTAAGGATTACGGGGATGCTCACCAGAATTTCTTAAACATCTCCAAAGGTTGGTCAGTTATCTTCGGTGTTAATGTAGCACCTGAGAAAGTAGCACTGGCTATGGATTGGGTAAAAACTTGTAGACTTATCACCAGCCCGGAACACATGGATAGTTGGATTGATAAGGTTGGTTATTCCGCACTCGGCGGTGAAGTTGCTATCAAAGAGAAAGACCCCGATGGTAAGTGACGGCGACAAGATCGCGGTGTGGTTCTCGTGCGGTGCCGCCAGCGCGGTTGCAGCCAAACGAACTCTTGATCTGTACGGCGGTCGCTGCTCCGTTCGTGTGCTCAACAACCCTGTCGCGGAGGAGGATGAGGACAATCGCCGGTTTCTGCGTGACGTGCAGGAGTGGTTGGGCGTTGAGATTGAGGATGTCAGGAACTCAGACTATCCGAGTGCATCTGCTGTAGAAGTTTGGAACCGTCGATCTGCAATGTCCTTTCCTAGAGGTGCTCCCTGCACTCTCGAACTAAAGAAGCGCGCCCGATACAAGTGGGAAGAAAGCAACCCGGTTGATTGGCACGTCCTCGGCTTCGTTGCTGGTGAGGAAAAGCGCCACGCGCAACTGGCCGGGATGGGCGAGCCGCTACTGCCGGTCTTGATCGAAGAGCGCATCAGCAAGGCCGACTGTTACGAGATCATCCAGCGGGCCGGACTAACCCTGCCGCGCATGTACCATCTTGGGTATCCGAACGCGAACTGCATCGGGTGTGTGAAGGCCACCAGCCCGACCTATTGGAACCACGTCCGAAAGATCCACCCAGAGGTGTTCGCCGCTAGGGCCGAACAATCTAGACTCCTCGGTGTTCGACTTGTCCGGGTCCAGGGCGAACGGATTTTTCTGGACGAACTTGACCCCAACGCGGTCGGTCGTCCGCTTAAAAACATGCAGTTTGAGTGTGGTCTGTTCTGCGAAACATTCAAGGAGGATGAGTCATAACCGGTTCTTTTAAGATCTCTGTGTTCTAGAGGTTCAGCCGCCTGAGCCTGAATTTACGGGAGGATCAAACATTAAAAACAAGGTAACTATTAACCTAGAAGGATTAAGCAAATGACTATGATTGATGAGATTACTAAACTAGAAGAAGAGATCGAGCGGCGTAAAGCTAAGATTAAGTCTATCAAAGAGGACGGTCGAAGCGAGATGTTGAATACTATTTCAGAAGCACGCGAGGAATACCGTGAGGCAGCAGCTAATCTAAGTGGTCTGATCGCTGAGTATCAAAAGATGTACCCGGCTTCGCTTCCGCTTACGTATCCTGATCTTCTCCGAGGCACAAAGTTTCGGCTATGAAGTCTAGGGTACAGATCTTATTAGAGATTGACTCGGAGGCTACCTGGATTCCCTCGGATGGTGCGTCCGGTGTAGCCAACGAATTAGAAGATATGATTACGGGTGCCTTAGAACAGTGCATCGACGGGTTAACAGTCAATAAAATCAGGGTTTTAGTTAATGAGCAGTTTTAAATCTAATGCTAATCCGATGTTCCGTTCAAGGTTCTCGGAAGATATTTTTAATCTTAAGTATTCCCATCCCGGTGCGGATACTTGGGAGGAACTATCGCATACTCTGATAGAGGATGTGTGCGGGGATCTACGCAGTGGTGAGCGAGACCTGATCACCAGGGATGAAAAGGCCCAGCTTAAGAAGTATATCCGTGATCTTAAGTTTGTCCCTGGTGGCCGATATCTGTACTACGCTGGACGGAAGAATCGATACTATAACAACTGCTTCCTGCTTAAAGCTGAGGAGGATACCAGAGAGGATTGGGCTAACCTGTCTTGGAAGTCTGAGTCATGCCTGATGACCGGTGGTGGAATTGGTGTAGACTACAGTGTATACCGCCAGTCAGGCCGTATCTTGCAAGGTACAGGTGGTGTAGCATCAGGCCCTATTCCTAAAATGCAGATGATCAACGAAATCGGTCGCCGGGTTATGCAGGGCGGGTCTCGTAGGTCTGCTATCTATGCCTCCCTTGGTTGGGATCATGGTGATGTAAACGACTTCCTAACCGCCAAGGATTGGGATCGGATGCCTGTAGGTAATACCGGTCTCTCGTTGAAGCAAATTAAAGAGCAGGACTTTAACTTCCCTGCACCGCTAGACATGACTAACATCAGCGTCAATTATAATACGGATTGGCTGTTGAAGTATTGGGAAACCGGGGATGTAGGCGAAGTATTTAAGCATAATGTTCGACAGGCTCTGCGTACTGCTGAACCAGGGTTCTCTTTTAACTTCTTTGAAGATGAGTCTGACACCCTTCGGAACGCATGTACAGAGGTGGTTAGTTCTGATGATAGTGATGTCTGTAATCTGGGTAGTATTAACCTGGGGCGGATTGAATCTGTAAAAGAGTTCAGCGATATTGTTGAGCTTGCAACTAAGTTCCTGATCTGCGGTACGCTACGGGCTGACCTGCCTTACGCCAAGGTGTATGAGACTCGGGAAAAGAACCGACGCCTTGGTCTAGGTATCATGGGTCTACATGAGTGGCTGATTCAACGTGGGTCTACTTATGAAGTAACTCCTGAACTGCACCGCTGGCTATCTATCTACAAAGGTGTGTCTGATAAAGTATCTAAGGAATTTGCTGATAGTCTATCGGTGTCACGGCCTGTAGCTAACCGGGCTATTGCACCGACAGGTTCTATTGGTATCCTGGCCGGTACAACAACAGGTGTTGAGCCACTATTTGCTGTTGCTTATAAGCGCCGGTATCTGACGAACGGTACCAAGTGGAAGTATCAGTATGTGGTTGATAGTGCAGCACAGGAATTAATTGATATCTATGGAGCGGACCCTGAGAATATTGAGAGTGCTCTGGATCTTTCTGATAACTATGAACAACGTATCAAGTTCCAGGCTGACGTACAGGACTATGTGGATATGTCCATCAGTTCTACAATCAACCTGCCATCCTGGGGATCAAAACTAAACAATGAAGACACTGTGGACAAGTTTGCTAACACTCTTGCCAAGTATGCCCACAGACTGCGCGGCTTTACTTGTTATCCTGACGGGGCTAGAGGTGGTCAACCTCTTACAGTAGTACCATATAAGGAAGCAGTAGACAAACTGGGTACTGAGTTTGAGGAACACGTGGAGACTCACGATATTTGTGATATCTCTCAGACCGGAGGCAGTTGCGGTGTCTAAGAAAGCGAGGGTCACACTACAGGTAGCTTTCGAAGATGGCAAGATCGGGTTTAAAAAGAATATGGGTAATCCGTTCCACCCTAAATCTGATCTTTACAAAGAATGGGAAAGAGGGTATAACAAAGAATACTTCGATAACCTGAAACGGTTGACAGGTTCAGCCGGTGGCAATTGAGCACCAAGATCTAGGAGCGGGAGAGGGTAAGGTATGTTCCAAGTGTGATACATATCTCCCTCTTTCTGCTTATGCGATGCACTCTGGGGGAAACTTTCTCCGACCGGAAT